CTCCCCCCTTCAGGGGCTGGGCGATTTTCCCATCCCCCCCGATTATCGAGTTAAATCAATGGGTTAGGGAATAGATTGTGCTGGCCTAGTATCTTGCTCGAACTCTTGCCTATGTTGCATTTGCGGCAACAGCATTGAACGTTGTCCCAAGTATGGGAACCACCTGATGCCATGGCTACCCTGTGGTCTAGTTCAGGTGCTCTTGGATTGTGTGTTCCTCTTAGCCTGCGTGGTGTCCTGACCATACAGACCTGACATCGCCACCCATCACGCTCGAATACAGCAATGGGATTGATAGGTTCATAGACAACACCATACTTGCGGGCTCGGTGCCTGTGCTTCTTGACCTTGCCATGCAGCAGTACCTGGCCTGCCCTGGCTCGCTTCTTCCTGCACTTGAGACAGAAGCGTGTACCACTGCGCACCCCTACTATTGGGGTAGAACACTCGGCACACTCAACAGTATGTCTAGGCTTAAGTTGATATGCTGGTGCTACACATGCAGCACACAACATCCGCCTTGGCCCTACTGCAACCCCACACTTATTGCACTTCCTCACCACCACAGGCTTAGGCTTAACCAGTGATGCGGAACTACATTTCTTTGAACAGAACGTAACTCGGTCAGATCGCTTTGGCTTAAACGTACAGCCGCATTGTTTGCAGACTAGATCGGTATTTCTAACTGCATTGCGCTGTCTGAACTTTTGTCCTTCTGAGCGTTTTGCACCAAAAGACCTAAATCCTTCTGGTTTTTTGACTTTAGGAAATACAATATCAAAGATAGCCATCTTGATCCTCGCCCGATCATTTTGGTTAGAGCCGTAACAGTGTTTCTAGCACTGTTGCGGCTCGCCTGTTTCATGCCGTTGCGGCCCATGGGTGCAGTGGATCGGTAGGGTAGCCGTTCGCATCACACTTCCCACTTAGCATGCCTGGGTCGTTGGCCTGTTCACGTTCGAACCATTGATCGAGCAGCATCAGGTGCAGTGGTATGACCTTGGCCCTGGTAGGGTCGGACAGTATGCGTCTGCGTAGTTCATCCTTGGTGGGTATCAGCAGCACCATGTCATCAGGTGCTACATGCAGTTGCCTGCACCACCATGCACGCAAGGTAGGTGATGGTGCGAGCAGGATGACCCATGCCACATGATCGGCATCTGCACGTACCAGCGCACGCATGCGCCTGTTACGTTCATCCAGTACCTGCGCAACGTGACTACCCACCATGCTGGCACGATCATGCCCATAGCCTAGCTCTTTGGCGATGGCATCGAAGTCCAGGACGGTGTCGTGCGGTCCCTTGTGGGTAGCGACGTAACTGGACTTACCGCTTCCGACGGGACCGCATACCAGCATGACCCGACATCCTGGCTTTGGCAGGATAGGTCTTGCACGATTGACCTTTTCCAAGGTCTTGCCGGTACGGGGTTCAAGTTTGTTGTGGCAAGGTCGGCATAACGGAAGAAGGTTCAATGGTTCGGTCGCCAATGCTGGCGAGTGCTTCAATTCTTTTCGATGATGAACGTGAGCACCTCTGCCGAGGCCGACCAGCGATGTTTCGCAGTTGGAGCAGCGCCAACCGTAATCATGCAGGCATTGCCTGCGTGCAATGTCCCATTCCCTGGATTTGTAGAACGGATCGCATTTCATAGAAAAGACCCAGCTTGTGGATGCTGTTTTGTCCAGCATGGGTGCTGGTGTGGCCGGTTCGCGCTTAGAGCCCTTGGGCACAGCCTTGAACTGGGAAACCCTGACCACGCAGGCACCACATCTGGGTGATACCGGACGGGCAGGAACCTACACGTAGGGAAGCGGGGGATGCAAGCCTGTCCTAATGGACAATCAATCCTGTCTCGTCGCCAGTGCCTTGTCGATAAGGTCGGCCAGCCTGTGCAGTTCATCCCGCATCAGGCGGAAACTTTCGAAATCAGTTTCCTCTGGGATCAATTTCCCGGTTTTATCGCTTCGGATATCGAACATGCGTTCAAGCACATCCGCCACCACCACGGAATAAAACGGTTCATCAAAATCGCCGTCACCGTAAATATCGATGGTGAGGGGGTTAGGGTTGGCTGGCGCACCTTCAAAGCCGGCATCCAGCCGAAACCATGGAGAACAATCCACCGGAGCCGCCACACCATCGAACACCGCCTTTATTGCGCCTAATAATTCCAGCTTCAGTTGTTCTTTTTCATCGTCAATCATGACGCCATCACCATGTCGATCGGCAGCGTGTGGCGGATCATCCCGAACAGAACCTCGATCCGGCCTCTGGCGTCGATGCGATCCACGTCTGCGATCATGCCCGAGTAGACACCTCCGTCATCGACCCTGACCTGTTGGCCTGGCCTGAGACTGGTGTGGAACTTCCGGCCGCGGCGTTGGGAGGCGGTGAATTCCTCCAGTTCCAGTTGCTGGGTATGGTAGATCGCCATCACAGCGGCATCAGGAAGCGTTACGGGCTCGCCCTGTGCGTTTCGGAGAAGGTCCCGTACCCCACGAACCCCCAGCACGGCATCGACCCCAGCAGCCTCGCCAGCGCGCACGAACCCGTAGGACGGGAACATTGGGCGAACGACCAGGCGGGTAATGGCGCGGCCCTTGTGGATCCGGCCGGTGCGGACCCTGCGGCGCAGCACCGGGGTGAACATTTCCAGGCCGAGCTGGTGAAGGCGCCAGACGGTCGAGACTTCCTGCTGGGCGGCGGTCAGGACAACGTACCAGGCGCCGGTCATCGTTCGCGTGCCTTCCACGCCTGAAACAGGCTGTCGATGTCCCGCCAGATGCTCTGCGCGATCGACGGTTCGGCCAGGTCGCGGCGGGATGTGATCTCGCAGACCGCGCGCACCACCTCGGCGGCCATCTCCTCGTTTTCGATCTGCCGTGTCGTGAACCCGCTTTCCCGCAGGAATGCCCAGAACACCGGTTCCTTGCAACACAGCGCGGCTTGCGTGACCGCTGGCAGTTCGGACCAGGTTCGCTTGGCGTCGTTCATGCCGGTGTCTTCGACTTCAGAATTATTTCGTCCATTTCTGCGACCAGGGTTTTCATGGCGTCTCGCATGGCCAACAGTTTCTTGCCGAAATCTCCCTCATGGGAAAACATCTCGATCATCTCTATTTCAAGGCGCACCATCTTCATGAAATTGACTTTCCATCGCGGGCCATGGTCGCAATCATCATAGGCACCGAGCGGCGTAACTATGTACAGGTCGAGGCTGCTTGCAGTGGTGCCTTCCAGGGCAACATCCGCATCTTCCTCCAGCGCAATTTTAAGCGCCTTGTTGGCACAGTTCACAACGGCCTTTTCGAATACCTGGGAATAATCATCAAGATCGTCCTCCAGGTTCCAGGTCCGGATATCCACCTCGTTGTCAGGGCGATCCTCGTCACGAAACCTGTTTGCAATCGCTTTCACCACGTCGTCGCGTTTCATGCTGCCGCCGCCTTCTCGCCGTAGATGGTTTCCAGTTGCTCAATCCGGCTTTTGATTTCCTTGAGGAACGCGATCACCTCGGCTTCCAGTTCGGCAATCATCGCATCGTCGCGATACATGCGCCTGACGAACAGCCGCATGTGTTCCGGCATCCGTGGATCATACGAGATGAAATCGCACCATTGCCGGCCGGTGCATGCCATCTGAAACTGGATCTGGGTTTCGTATTTGCCAGGCACGGACTGGCCGAGCAGGGTTTCCAGATGGGTTGCTGTGTTCGGGCATTTGATTTCCACCAGCCCGTCGTCGCCGACCAGCCCGTCCGGCGAGCAGCCGACATCCGCGATCGTTGGATGCTCAACGAACGCCACCTGCTCGACGGTGACGCCGTGATAGAACTGGTAGGCGTTGCGCGCTTCCGGCTCGGTGTCGACGCCGTGCTGCATCGCCGGCGTCGTGAATGTGCTTTCAATGGGATGGCCGGTCAGTCGCTCGGCGATGATCTGCGCTGCATAGTTGGCGCGGCTGGCGCCGTAGCCGCTTTTGGTGCGCGCCACCACGTCGGCGATGCGGGAGGCGGTGGCTTTGCCGAGACGCAGGGCTTTCCACTGGTCCGATCCCTGGATGATTTCCTCGCTCATTTTGCCCTCTTTTTGTTGAGCGCAGCCACCGCGCGGTCGAAGTCCCTGGCCGCAATATTGGCCATGCCATCGACCTTGAAATACTTGCAGAAGGCTTCCTTGTCGGCACCCACCTCGTCGGCAAGATCAATCAGGTTGTCGAGCTGCTCCTGCGTGATGGCCTCACCGTCGCCGGCCGCCTTGCCGTCATCGTCGTTGCCGGCGGCAAGTCCGAGCATCTGCACCAGCGAATAGCGTTGCAGGTAGGTCAGCGTCGAGCCGATGGCCTGGATGGCGTTTTTGTTGCCCGACGTGTCGGCCGGTCCCGAGAGCGTGGTTTCTTCGCTGTGGCCGGCCTTGTGGCTGAGAATGCAGGTCACCGAGATCCGATCATTCTGCGTGGTGCGGAACCGGTAGCTCAGACCATGCGCACCGATGATCGGATCGACAACCTTGGCGATCGCCGCGAAGTCGGCATAGCGTTTGGCGTTGTGGCCGGCGACGTTGCGCTGGATCGGCGGGATCTCGCGCTTGGCTGCGGCAACTGCCTCGTCGAACGCTTTCCGTGCCTGGTTGGCATCCCAGCGTTCGTGCAGGGCCATCAGCTTCTCGATCATGGCCATGTCAGCGCCGGACACCACGGCGCGGTTGAGCATGTCCAGCGGCGTCACCGACGGCGCTGATCCCGCCGGTTCTTCCGGCGGGATTACGGAAACTTTCTGCAGCTTTTCGGTCATCGGTATTTCCTCGCTAAAGTTGCCAGAAGTTCGGGAGATGCAGCCAGATTTGTCCCCTTCGCTGGAGAGCCAACCGGCGTTTCCTCGGGTTCAGGCGGGGGTTTTGGGTCGTTTTCTGGGATTTCAGGAGAGTTATCCACAGGCGCAGCCTCGCGCGCGGTACCAACAAAGGTAGAAGTTATATTTCTTTCTTTAGGTAAGGCGCGCGTCCCGGTTTGCCGTGGCACGTGCCCTGGCAAATGCTGTGGCAAACCGGATAACGCTTGCCATTTCAACTTGGTAGAGGCGGCACCAATTGAGCCCGCCCGCTTCCTTTTCACGGATAGTTCGAGGTCTCGAACCATACGCCGGTTGAGCAACCGCCCGGTGCGGTCACGGCTCGCAACGCCCTTTTTCAGTATGCCGTCGATCAGGCTCGAACACTCCGCGAGGGTGCAGTTCGCAA